TGAGCATATTGAAAACAAAAGCCGCGCGTGGGGTATGGGCGGAATAAAAAAGTCAGTTGACGAAGGCGTTGAAGCCATAAACAGGGAGTACACCGATCATGATACCGGCGAGGTAAAGGGCGTGGAAACCCTTGCGCTCACCGAATATCTTGAATGGCTTGCAAAGGAGCTTGAAATCCGAAAGAAGTTAGCAGGTGAGCTTACAGCCGAAGAGACACAGGCATTGATAGCGGTAAAGCAAGAGCTTCGATACAGAAAAGCGGTCAATTTGGAAGAAAAGAAGCAGGCGGAAATCCTTGCAAAGGAAGCCGAGAATAAAAAGACTGCCGCCGAATACATCGCACAAAATGAAAAGCAGCTAAAAGAAAATTTAAAACGTCTTGAAATCGAGGCAAAAGCCAAGGGAGTTGCGCTAAAGGAGCAAGACCTATACAACGCATACATGAATTCGTATGTAGACCTTTTGACCAAAACAGAGGGGCTTATTACAGAGGGAATGCCGATTGAACAGGAACGTATTGCACAGCTGAAAGAAGCGGGAAAAGCCGTTCGGGAAGCGGCGGATGCAGAGGAAAAGCGGGCGGCGGCAATAAAATACGCACAGGAAGCGACAAAAGCGTTGGAGAGCGTAAAAATTACCTTAACGCCCGCAGAAGATTTGCATAAATCAATTGAAGAACTCGACAAAATCAAAAAGAAAATACAAGAGGTAAGCGAAGAAGAAGTAAAGGCGGCGCAGAAAGGACAGGAAGTGCAGTTAACAAAAGCTGAATTGCTTAAAGGGCTTGAAGATGCTGAAAAAAATATTGTCATAGAAAAGTTCAATGCAATTACAAAAGGTGAACAGACGCACTATCAACAGCTAAAAACGCAGGCACAGGAACTGGCGGATTTTAAGGAAGAATTACGCAGACAAGAAATTGAAAGCGAAGAAGAAAAAAATGCGCAGATTGCAGAAATCGATAAAAAGATGGCGGAAAATAAGGCGGCGCAAGCGGCGGAAATGTTATCCACCGTAAAACAATACATCGACCAAGCCGCTCAAATTGTAAAGGATGCCGGAGACCTTGCACTGCAGCAATCGGAAGCTCGAATGAAAACGGAACTTGCACAAGAAGAAATTCGATTCCGCAAGGGCGAAATCGGAGAAAAAGAGTTCGAGGAAAGCAAAAAGAAGATAAAACGCCGAGCGGCGGAAGAAGAATATAAAATCAAGATGTGGCAATGGAGCGCATCCATCTTGCAAGCCACGGCTAGTATCGCTTTAGGTGTTGCAAAGGCATTGGAATTAGGTATGCCAATGGGATTGATTGCAGGCTCACTTGCCGCCGCTGCCGGCGGGGGACAGGATGCCTCCATTGTAGCCAATAAACCGCAGCCCCCACACTTTGCGCAAGGCGGCTTTGTAGGCGGTATGCACGGGGCTACAATGGGTGCTGATGATACTTTAGTTTATGCCCGTAGCGGAGAAATGTTCGCAAACGCCATACAGCAACGTAACTTATGGGAAGCCATGAACGGCAAGGGCGCACACGGAAAAAGCACAAATATTCTTATAAACAACAGCGCTTCTAACCTAGTGGAAGCGCAACCGAGTATTTCAAAGAATCAAATTGAAATATTGATAGACGCGCGTGTTAATGAAAGTTTAAGAAGCGGGCGATACGGGCAGTCCTTAAAACAAGCCGAAAACAATATGTCCGGCGATTTTTACGGAATATAGGAGAAGTGCATTATGGCGGAAAAATGGAGTGAACATGTAAATCATAAATTTTACGGAGAAGACGGAAGCTACAAGGACAATCGAAAAAAAATAGAGTTTCAAAGCGGTAGGGCAATATATTATCAAAATAACAGCGAGCCTAAAAAAACGCATTCGGTAAATCTACAGCTTGCCGACACCGGCACAAAAAAAATTAACGGCAAAACCGAATTCGAGCATTTTTTAGAATGGTACGAAAACACAATCAAAAATGGAACGCTTCCTTTTTATTTGCCGGACATCATCACCGGCAAGGGTGAAAAACTTTATCAGCTTAAAAATACCCCGTCATGGAAAGGATTGCAGTATAAAGAAATCTCACTGATTCTTGAGGAATATTAGCCATGAATATATACAAGCAGCTTGTCGAAGGCGGTGCGTACAACCTACCCTATCTTTTGCATATTTTTGATGGAAGTGAACGGACGCACGTTTATTTGATAAATGATAACAAGCCTATGGTATACAGGGGTAAAATTTATGAAAGTGCGAGCTTCAATTATACGCCAAGTTCCGAAGGCGATGGAACTTTATCAATAGGCATACATACGCATGAAAGTTTAATAGCTCTCGTGGAAGAAAATCATTATCTACGAGTTGAAGTCATAGGCATCTTCAACGGAGAAGCCGTTCAAGAAATCGGACAGTATAAGCATAAATACGGAACGGCGACATGGGACGGTGTAAAACTTGAATTAAGAATGAATAAAGATGATAGAGGCAATATGACTTTTCCGGCATTGATTTTTAATGCCTATAATAATCGGGGGAATTCGTGAGGTATGACGATTTATTAAATATTCCATTCAAGCACAAAGGGCGAGACAAATCCGGTTTAGATTGTTATGGACTAGCCCTTGAATGTTGCAGGCGAGCCGGTACGCCGCTAATTGACGTATTTGCGGAAATCGAAAGCATTCCTACCGAATGCGTAAATGACTATATATCCAAAGGCTTGAATGTACGAAAAATATCCGCTCCGAAAGTCGGCTCTCTTGTGCAGTCAAGCTGTAAAGGAAATGCGCACGTAGGCTATATAGTCGAACGTGGCAAGGTGCTACACGCAACTATCGACAAGGGTGTAAAAATATCGCCACTTGCAATATTCCTAAATCCTATTTATTACGAGGTTACAGATATAAATGAAAGCGTCTTTGTATGAATCAATGTCGAACGAGCAAACGACAGTAATCCTTGATAATGGGAAGTCAATAAAAAAATCCTTGCCGCACCTTAATTATGAAAATACAATCATCATTGTAAACGGAAAACTTACAAATGAAAATTACATCGTAAAAGAAAAAGACATTATCGTAATTCGTCTAATGCCCGGTGCGGCAACCACAGCCCTTGCAGCAGGTCTTATTACCTTAGCCGTAGTAACGGTTATCGGTGGGGTTGTAGGCGGAGTTATGATTTATAAGCAAAAAGAAGCGATGGCAAAAGCTGAAAAAGAGCTTGAAAAAATGAAAAAGCTATCGGGAAAGCCCGAGCTTGACAACCGACCGTTTTTGCGGGGTGCTTCCAATACACTTGCAACCGGCAACAGTCAGCCTTACATAATCGGTAGACACTTTTTTACTCCATATCTTTTATGTAGCCCTTTTTATAAAATTGTAGGCACAGACGGAGAAAACCAATATATTTATTTAACCCTTGAATGCGGCTTTAATAAACAGGTTTTTAGCTCCATCTCCATAGACGATATTACAATAAAAAACTTTACCGACACTATCCCACAACAGGGCGTATATCCCGTTGAATCAAGTTTGTTTGCCGAAGACGGAATTCTTGAAATTTCTCAAGACGGAGCTTTGCTTGCTTCTTTACCTGACCTAAATTATAAAGTCGTTTCTGCGGCAGTAAATGATGAAATCGTTCGTGATATAGACGTAGAAAAGCACCCCGAATCTAAAAAACACCTTCTTTACACCCTTAACCCACACGCAATGAACGTTGACGTTGCAGTTTCTTTCCCTCACGGATTGTACGCCGTAGATGACGAGGGAGACAAAATCACAACCAAAGTAACCATAACACCTCAATATTCAACGGACGGAGGTAAAACATGGACCGGCTTCACTTTCAACAACAACGGCGTTCTCTCCAATAACTTTGAACGCCTCGCTTCTACAAAAGAATTGCGCTATGTAGCTCATCATGATTTTTCCGTACAAGATTATAAAACTCTTAAAAAACATAATCAAAAAGCAATTTTAATAAGGATATGCAGCAACGGTAACAAAGACAGCCATATCAAAAACGACTGCTATTGCCTTTATTATCAGTCAACTTGTTTTGACCCCAACAAAAGCACTTCGACAGCACTTGTTCCATGCAAAGTAATCGAAGACCGAGAACGCTCTTTATGTACAATCATGGGACTTCGCATAAAATCCTCGAAAGCGAACGAGGAAAAACTGAAGAAAATAAACATCATCACACAAGGGGTAGCCCGTGTATGGGACGGCTCAAAATGGAGCATGGATAAAATCCCTACGCAGAATCCGGCGGCGTGGGCATTGGAGATTCTAACAAGTCCCGTACACCCTGCAAGCAGGTATGACGATGAGGAACTTGACCTTGAGAGCTTCGGCGATTTTTACGAATTCTGCAAAGAAAACAATTACACGTTCAACTGGGTAATTACACAAAATGCAAAAAAAGACGACGTTTTGGCACACATCATGGACGCTTGCGGCGCATGCCTTTATAACGATATTTACGGTAGACGTGCGCTTGCGATTGACCGAAAACAAGAAAATGCTCTTGCTGTTTACAACGCCCAAAACATTATCAGCATAAAAAATAAAAAAACTTTTTCAAGGCAGACGGACGCTCTTCGTATAAAATATACAAACTCAAAAGACGATTTATTTCAAGAAGATACCTATATTGTCATGCGAAAAGATAACAGCACTCCCAATGATTTAACCTATGAAAGTATAATTAAAGATGTAAATGTTACAGGTATCACAGAGTATACGCATATCGTAAAATATGCTCGACGGCTAATGGCTATTGAGGCATTGCGTCCAAAGATTACAACAATTGAAGTCGGTAATGAAGGTGTATTCTACACGCCAATGTCTAAAGTATTAATTCAAGACGAGAGCTTAAAAATCGGACTTGGAAACGCAGTTATCATTGATTGCCTTTGGCAGGGCGGTTTGCTTAAAAAAATATTTTTGAAACAAAGCATTTTTATCCCCGATGTGAACAAGCTCTATGGCGTTATCGTCAATTGTTTTACAAAAGACGGGGGAATTCCTGTCGCTCTTAAAGTTGAAAGCGAGTTTGAAGGAAATGTTAAAGAGCTTATTGTCGTTTCTTCGCTTTCAATAAGCGCGGCTGCCGTTCCTGAACCCGGTAACATTTTAAGTTTCGGAGAGCTGGATTCCGATGGAAATTTTTCTCGCATCACAACTCCCTATATTATAAAAAATATAAAACGCAGCGACAAAGGCTTTATGCTTGACCTTGTAAATTACCACGAAGCCGTTTACGAAGCAGGTGCAATTCCCGAATACGAAAGTAATATAACCCGTAAACAAGGCTCTGCTCCGCCTC